TCTCAGATTTGTTCACAGTGTGGTCAAGGATTGCAACTGAGAATAAGAAAAGGAAGTTGCAGAAGAAGTTGGACGGTGTAGTTGAATGTTTACAGGAATATAATCGAGAAGATCCGAAGAAAGCGGCGAAGAAACCGAAGACAGGAAAAGGAATTAAAGAGATTAAAGTTGAAGCTGGTAAAGGGAAAGTTATTAAGACTCAGAAAATGGTTTATCATGGAAAAGATAATTTACCATTGGCTGAGGCTTATAGTGATCCTAATACTAGTGAGTTTTTCAAACATAAAGTTTTTAAAAATTTGTATCGGATTCGTGTAGATGACACTGATTTTTCAACGGCAATGCACTGTACCTTTATTAAAGGTCGTGTTGCTGTTACTGCTAGACATCTATTGACTGATACGCGTTTTAAGAAAGATGTGTTTATTTACTTGGATAACCCAACTCTTGCTGCACCATATAAAATCCCCTTGAAGGATGTGGAAAATTTTTCAATTAGGGATGATGATGGTCGTTATAAGGATTTGATCTTTTTGGTCTTTCCTGATAATGTTCATGCGCATAAAGATATCACATCGATGTTTAATACGCGTGAAGAACTAGATAATTTGGGAGCTATTCAAGCTCAATTGACTTGTTTTGATTTGATGGGAACTGGAAATTCGACACTTGACATGATTTCTTCTCTGCGCTTTGTTGTGCAGGGAAAACCGAAAACAGAAAAGATTTCAGCTCGGTGTGATGATGATACTATCATTCATTATACTGATTATTTCGAATATACTGCAGAAACTTTTCCCGGATGTTGTGGAGCACCTGTCATGGCTCTAGATGCAAGATTACCTAAAAAGATTTTAGGTTTTCATGTAGCTGGTAGCTCTGGCAAGGGTTATGCTCAAGCAATAAGTTTGGAAGAAGTGTCTGCTGTACTCAGTGGCATTCGACCGCAGTGTTTGGTTTCAGCTCCTAATATTGACCCGTTGGGACATGAGGAGTGGAAGCCAAATGCTTCGTTTAAGCCAAGTGGGTACTATCCTTTGGGCAAGGTCAATCAGGCCTTGTTCACTGCTAAACAAACACAGATAAGTGAGTCACCTATTTTTGGGTTGGTTACAGAACCAATAACAAAACCTGCTAATCTCCAGGATTTTATTGCAGAAGATGGAGAGACTTTGGTGAATATGGATTTTAATTTGGACAAATATTTTGGACCAAGTAATGTTTATATTCCACCTGAGGATCTACAGATTCTGGAAGATTATGGAGTGCAGGCTTTTGCAATTGATGATGAAAATCAACACTTGATGAGAGAACTCACTTATGAAGAAGCGATTCAAGGTATTCCTGGTGAAGAATACTTACCATCTATGAATCGACAAACATCACCTGGTTACCCCTATGTTCTTAAAAGGAAAGGAAAGGGTAAGACACAATGGTTAGGCAAAGATGGAGATCTATTGGTTGACAATGAAGAATTGAAAACTGATGTTGATAGCTTGCTTGACCATGCATCACAAGGAATACGCGAACCCGTTGTTTTTACAGCGCTGTTTAAGGACGAAAGAAGACCTATTAAGAAAGTGGATGAAGGAAAAACCCGCATATTTGCGGGTGGACCCATGCATTTCACTATTGCAATAAGAATGTTTTTCTTAGGCTTTTGTGCAGCGTTTATGAAACAAAGGATACGAAATGGATCTTTGGTTGGATCAGATGTGCATTCGTATGACTGGACTAGATTTGTTAAATATTTGAATGAAGTTTCAGATGTTAATGAACCAAATTTTCTGGCAGGCGACCACAGCAATTTTGATGGATCTTTGATTCTTCAAATGTTGTGGGTTGTCTACCGGATTATAGAACGGTTGTACAAACGTACAAATAATTTGACCACTTATGTTTTGTGGAGTAGTATATGTAATTGTATTTTGTTGTTTAAGACGTTGTTGTTTATGTTGACTCATTCACAACCGTCAGGTAACCCTCTGACTACAATTATTAATACTATTTATGGTCGTGTGTTATTTTTCTACACTTTATTACTCTTGTTGCGAGATATTATTAAGAATGGAGATGATGACCAAGTTGAGAAAGCTATGGTTATCATTAAAAATATTGATAAATATTTTCGAGCTGGCATCTATGGAGATGATATTGCTGCTGTACTTAGTCACGATTTGCGTGGATTAATTACACCAGATGATGTCACCCGGAAGATGGCAACACTTGGACATAAGTTTACCGATGAACTTAAGAGTTCTGGCAAACAGGAGTTTAGAACATTGCATGAAATCTCAATTTTGAAGAGAAAATTCGTCTTTGAACCAACTTTGAATCGATGGTTTGCTCCTTTGGAGCTTACCGTTATTTTGGAGATGTTGAATTGGGACAAATGCAATAATAAGTATGAAAAATACGAACAATTAACACA